CAACGGCAGCGCATTTAAATCCATCACCCCGGGAACCATTGCATTGACCGGTGATGTCACCGGCAGTGGCACAATGAATGCCACCACTGGAAATTATAGCATTGCAGTGACATCTGTGTCAGCGGCGACTAATAGTTTTACTACATTGGCAGTGTCGGGACAAAGCAACATTGTTGCAGATTCGGGTAGCGATACACTTACCTTAGTGGCCGGATCCGGAGCATTATTGACCACTGATGCCACTACAGATACTATTACATTTGCAGTAGATCAGAGCACTATTGTATTAATTTCCGGCACCCAGACTATCACCGGCTCCAAAACGTTTAGTGAACATTTAACAACTTCCAAGTATTTTTATCTAGGATCGTCTAGCGTTGTACCAAATATTTTTGCAAATATAGGTACGGCAAACTTACCTGGTATTAGATATAGTAGTTCTCAATGGGAATTAACTAACGATGGTACTACCTGGGCAAAAGTGTCTACAGGTACTGTACCACCTGTGAATGCACAATACATTACGTTGGCCAATGATAGCACACTATCAGCGGAGCGTGTATTAACCGCAGGCACTGGAATCAGTATAACTGATGCCGGTGCAGGATCAACAGTTACACTAGCTAACACAGGCGTTACTGCCTTAACAACCAGCAGTGGACTAAGCGCCAACACCAGCGCAACAGGCGCAGTTTCTATTACCAACACGGGCGTTACAAGTTTTAATAGTAGTACCGGCGCAATCACAAATTATGCATTTGGTACTATTGCAGTTTCGGGACAAACTGACGTTGTTGCAGACACGGGTAGTGATACGCTTACTTTAGTTGCCGGCAACAATGTTACATTGACTACCAATGCCACCACTGATACTGTTACCATTGCCGCAGGTAGTGCAATAACATATGGCATTAGTTCAGAAACAAACGGAGCAGGTGCCGCATTACGTTTAACAGGCAGCAACTCTAGCACAGACAACGTAGTGTTTGCCAGCGGCGCAGGTATTACAATTACTAGAACTGATGTCGATACAATTACTATTGCTACTAGTGGTAGCAGTGGTTTAACTTCTGCTTATACTACAATAAGCGACGGTGCAAATAATGCAACGGCAACTGCCAGTGATACAATTAAGTTTAGAGGTGACACTGGTGTCACTGTAACTGTGGGTAGCAATGATGCAACTCACGGTGATAACCTTTTAATTGGTGTACAAGATGGTAGCACAAGTCAAAAAGGTTTAATTCAATTATCTGACAATTCTAGTAGTACTAGTACATCCCTAGCCGCAACTGCGAACTTGGCTAATACCAAATTATCTAAGAGTGGTGGTACAGTAACCGGTGCAGTAACAATCAGCGACGGCACTGCGAGCACAACCACTACCACTGGTGCATTAATTGTAACTGGTGGTGTCGGGGTCGGCGGCAATGCGTATGTAGGCGGCAACCTAGTGTTAACTGGCAACCTTACAGTCAACGGTACAACCACTACGGTCAATTCGACTACCACTACAGTTGACGACCCTGTGTTTACCATTGGCGGAGATACTTCTCCCGGTAGCGATGATAACAAAGACCGTGGCATTGAATTTAAATATCATAATGGCACAGCAGCTAAAGTAGGGTATTTTGGCTACGATGATAGCACTGGGCGATTTACGTTTATTCCAGATGCAACAAATACCAGTGAAGTATTCAGCGGCTCAGTCGGCGACGCAGAATTTAACACAGTCTATGCCAAGGCAACGTCTGCACAATATGCTGACTTGGCAGAACGTTATGAAGCAGATGCCTTTTATGAGCCAGGTACTGTATTAGTAGTAGGCGGAGAAAAAGAAGTTACAATATGTAGTTCAATTAATGACATTAGACTTGCTGGGGTTGTATCTACTAAACCCGCATACTTAATGAATAATAGTGTTGGTAGTGATGTTACGCATCCGGCAATTGCACTAAAAGGCAGAGTACCAGTAAAAGTATTTGGCGCAATTCAAAAGGGCGACTTATTAACAACCAGCGCCTATGCAGGACATGCCGAACTTGCATCATCTGATACATCTTCATTGGCCATTATTGGCATTGCGCTGGGTACTAACTTAGGTGGCGCAGGCGTTATTGAAGTGATGATCAAGTAATATTATCAAGAATCTTAGATAATCGATCAACTGTATCTTCTTCTTTAAGACTAGAATAAACACCGGGGTGCATAGGCCTTGGAAATTTCTCTATTGGCACCCAACAATATCCGCAATGTTCTTCGTTTAGTGTAGGAATAAATTCTTTGTCTACAATATACACGTATGTATAAAATGCAAAATTACCGTCATCGCTGACGTAATGGTCCAGCGGTATAGGATTTAATTTAAACTTTATACTAATTTCTTCTACAGCTTCACGTTCTAAAGTTTGAATAGGAGTTTCGTCGAGTTCCTTTTTTCCTCCGACAATGCCCCAATGATATCCCCAACGCTGATTACCTTGTCGTAGTAGAAACAGAAATCGTCGAGTGGATTTTGAATAAACAAATGCACCGTGGCTGATTATGTTACTATTCGCCATTGGCCATCCTCGTACAGCCCTTCCCAGCTTCGAACCCAGTCTACACCGTTCCATTTAAATTGTTGTCCGGTGCTGGCGTTTGTCACATAGTTTAATGCAGTAGTGCCAGCCGCCCTAAAACTTACTACCCACTTTGTGCCGTTATACTGAATGATATCATATTTGTATGCCACAAGGTCCTGACTTCCAGCACCTTTCCAAGCATCAGCACCATCGGTATTCATTAAGTCACCGATGTCCTCTAATAGCATATACCGTTGTCCAGTGGCTTTTACTGGTAACCCGTGCCCAGGTCCCTTCTTTAAAGGGTTTACAAAATTATTAACGGCCGCCAACGTATTACTAGGTATAGTATCTGTGTCGACAGTGTATACTAATAAACTAGTATCGGTTAGATCTCTTGCAATGGTTAGAACAACTTCATCAGGAGTTAATCCTTGTTTTAAAAATATTCTTGATAGTCCATCGTGAATAGTACCAAAGCCAGCATTCAATATCCCCCAACTAATCGGATCACCAGGTCGAGCAACAACATTTCCTTCTATACCTTGGTCATACGCACCAACTTCTTTAGATAGTAATTGTATCTTACCACCTATTACTAGAATATCATAATTTTGAGATACTGTACCACTGCGTTTTTTGTAAACTATTTTTTCTGTTAACTCATTGCTGAGCTTATTATCTTCTGTTCTTGACGGAGTATTTTCTACTGTTAGCGGAGACATCAACGACGTTTCGCTGGCAATGTCAGCAAGAGTAGAGCCGCCATTAGAATCTGCTAAGTTAAAGTCTGCGTCAGTAAATCCTGCTTCGATTAAATCAGTTCTGAGTGAGCCGCCAGCATCAAACAATTGGGTAACTACATTGGTAATAACACCTAGTTTCTTAACCTTAGCTGGAGTGCTTAACCATATAGGCATTTCAAATGTTAACGTGGCAACATCTATGGTATCCTCTGGGCCTACCGGTACGCTTCTACTGCTCCACATTACTTCTTCTAAGTTGATATAACTTAATGAACCCCAGTCTAAATAATTATCAGTGCTTTGGATTTCAAAGCTAGGGTTAAACAGTACTAGGATCTGTTCTAATAACTGCATCTTTTGATCAGCGTTTGAACAGTAAATGTCAGCTTTAACAGTAAGATCGTATGGAGCCGGCATCAAGCGTTCAACTGTAAAGCGGTCTCCAGGTTGATCGGTATAATTGCCGTCAACATCTTTTTTACGCATCTGCACACTGACATTTTTAACAAAGTTAGGTTCTTGCATACGTTCACGACTATACTTCAATGCAGTGATATAACAAGCAATCTGCGGAACAGTGATTAATGTATTACTACTATTGTTGCGAAGAATAGCGGCAGCTTGTCTAGTAGGGTCTCCATAGGTAGCGGGCACAACACGAAACACTTCGTCTCCTGCATCGTCCCTGCCAAACTTAACAGGGAAGCCACTCATGACACGAATAAACTGAGCAAGGAATCTGCGAATTTGACCGCTGTAAAAATATTGACTCATAGTTTAATCTGCCTGTGGTTTCAAAAGATCATTTAAGTTCTGTCGTTGTGTAACAGTT